AGACGGCAATTGTTTGTATCCTCCGAAAGCATTAGGAGGTTCACCGATTGAATCACCTAACATTAAGATTGACAAGAAGCAGGTAAAGTTCTACACTAGTGCCACGCCACCTGAGGATGTGGATGGTACTAAAGCAAATCCTCTCATTCCTGCTCCATGTGTACCAGGAAAGAGAGTGTTAGTACCAAAGAACAACACGAATGTGTTTTTCAATGGACAGTTACCGATTGTTGTCGGAGATGTCTGTCAAACGCTAACAGGCATTGAGAGACCATTGGTAGGACCATTTGGACCGAGCACGGTTGTGATCGGCACCAAGTCATGATATAATATTAAAGTCAACTGAGGTAATTATGGCAAGAGCAAAGATTGGACTGAGTGGTCAGCAGATGATCGAGTCCCAACCCAAGAACACCCGTCAGGGAAATGGGAAGAACACGAAGTATGCTGCTACTAGCAGAAATAAAGCAAGGAAACCATATCGTGGACAAGGTAAGTGAAGTAAGAGAATGGATTAAGCATGTTTCGTTGAAGCGTGGGGAACTGGGTGGTTTTGCCATCTGTCCCTACGCTTTTTCTGCGTCTGTACATATAGAGGAACGCGCTCTGAAGGATGTGACTCTGATAGAAGCGGGCGCGGATGTTATTATTTTTATTGTTGAAGATTGTAGTGTTGCTGCTATGATGGCAACGGTAGATCGTCTTAATATGTGTCATAGGGATTATTTGTTCCTGGACGATCATAAAGACGAACCCACGTTTATTAATGGGGTTCAGTCAAACTTTGGTAAACATAATTTAATTTTGTGTCAACGCCGTGATAAATTACTACAGGCGAGAGAAAATCTTCACAAGACGGATTATTATACCTATTGGCACCAAGAAATGTACGAGAGGATTATCAATGGCAAATTCACCAGTAGACAAGAGCAAACAGTTCGTAGACTCTGGAATGACACTCATAACAGATCCAGCAGCTGATTATTGGTTAGAGAAGGCAGCGAAAGCAAAAAAACCAGTAGATCCTCGTAACGATGAAGATTATGACACTTGGGAGTATGGTATGGAATACCTTCCAGGTGATATGGAATGGGCAGATGGTTTTGTTGGGAAGTGAGATAAATAATCAATAAAGCTGCCTTTATGCCAGAGATCGTATCATATAAAGATTTCAATCTCAGTTTTAAACCCCATCCTGTAACTGAGGATTTAATGGTGGTGAAAGACAATGCAGATATTAAGCAGTCACTTAAAAGTCTTTTATTGACAAAAAAGGGTGAGCGACTGTTTAACTATGATATTGGAACAAATCTGACCAGTTTATTATTTGAACTTGCCGATTATTCTACAGCATCACTTATTCGTGATGAAATGATCGTTGTAATTTCTAATTTTGAAAAAAGAATTGTCATTAAAGAACTAACGGTCGATGTTAATTATGAAGACAATGGTTATGATATTCGTTTGTCTTATGAGATTGTTGGTCGTTATGATACCCCTGTAAACGTAGAATTCTTCCTAGAGAGTGCTAGATAACCATGCCTTCATACGTACAAGTCGCTAATTTAGACTTTCAAGACATCAAAACCGCTCTCAAAGATTATCTAAGGGCACAATCAGACTTTACTTCATATGATTTTGAAGGGTCAGCGATGAATGTCCTTTTGGACGTTCTTGCTTATAATACTTACTATACAGCGTTTAACGCTAACATGGTAGTTAATGAGTTGTTTCTTGACTCTGCTACCCTTCGTGATAACGTTGTAGCACTTGCTAAGCAGTTAGGATATAAACCCAAGTCAAAAACCGCCCCTAAGGCAAAGATTACCTTTGAGGTAGATTATCCCCAAAGTGCCCCCGAAACCGCCGTACTGAGGAAGGGAACGGGGTTTACGACAGTATTTGATGACACTCTCTATACATACGTCGCTATTGAGGATCAAACGGCACCTGTAGAGAATGGCACTGCTTATTTTAATGACATCGAAATTTACGAAGGCACATTAATTACAAATAACTTTATTGTAACGACAGACAGACCACAAAGATTTATCTTACAAAATAGTGGTGTCGATATTGATTCAATTAGAGTAAAAGTTTACAATAGCACCCAATCGACAGCTTTTTCTTGGTATGAGTATGCCGACAATATTCTTAATGTAGAACCAAACTCCAAAGCATTCTTTTTAGAAGAAATTGAAGATGAACGCTACGAATTATTCTTCGGTGATGGTGTTCTTGGAAGAAAGTTAGAGAACGGCGAAAAAATTGAAGTATCGTATCTTGTTACTAATGGTGAAGACACCAATGGTGCTAGGAATTTCACTTACAATGGTGTTTTACAAGATTTATTTGGTGGCACTGGATATCCCACTGTTGTTTCTATTACTAGCACCGAACCTTCAAATGGTGGTGCTGGAATTGAAAGCATTTCTAAGATTAAATTTAATGCTCCTAAGTTTTTTGCCACTCAGGACAGAGCGGTAACTGCTGCTGACTATGGTGCTATTATCAGAAACTTGTATCCTGCTATTTCTGACATCATTACATTTGGCGGGGAAGAGGATGAACCACCCGAGTATGGCAAAGTAAAAATTGTTGTCAAACCAGAGAACGCTGCTACTTTATCTACAACAACTAAGAGAGATTTAACAGCAAAACTTAAGAAGTACATGGTTGCTTCGGTAACACCAGAGATTGTTGATCCATCTATTCTTTATGTTGAGGTTACCAGTCAAATTTATTACTCATTAACAAAAACTACTCAAAGACCTGAGCAAATTAGAGCAAAGGTTGTCACATCTGTGGAAAACTATTTGAAACAGGCAGAGGTAGAGCAGTTCAATGGTAAATTTAGATACAGTAAATTTGTATCTACAATTGATAATGCTGATGCCAGTATTAGTTCTAATACTAGTAGTATTACATTGAGAAAAGATTTCGTTCCACAAATTAATTCAACTTCATATTATGAGTTGTGTTATCAGAACATTTTTGACAAAGATTGTGAGGGATCGACCGTTGCCTCAACTGGGTTTAAGGTATCTGAGTTCCCAACGTACACCGTGTATTTTGAGGATAGGGATGGCGTAATCGTCCTATATAGAATAGACAATTTGACAGGTGAAAAGATTACACTCAACGACTCTTTGGGTACAGTAGATTATGAAAAAGGCGAAATTAAGTTATACGATTTAACTATCGTTCAAGGTAGTTTTGGTGACAATAAGATTGAAGTTCGTGTAAGACCCAAAAACTTAGATATTGTTGCTTTGAGAGAAGTGTATCTAGATGTTGATTTGACTAAGAGTAAGTTCACGGCATACCCAGAGTAATTAGATGGCTCCTAAGAAGAGAAGATTATCATCCCTAGTTGAGTCACAACTCCCAGGGTTTATCCGATACGAGTATGAAAATTTCTCTAAGTTCGTAGAAAAATACTACGAGCAACAGGAGTCTGTTGGTCAGCCAATTGACATCATTTCTAATCTTGGTAAGTATAGAGATATTGATACTTATGAGAAGCATCTTCTTGAGCAATCATCCACGCTTGTAAGTAATATTGCTGCCGACTCTACTACATTTGAAATAGCAAATGCAGCATCATTTCCAGAAGAGAATGGTTATATTAAAATTGGTGACGAAATTTTATTCTATCAATCTAGAACTGGAAATGTCCTAGAAGAGGTTTCTAGAGGTGTCAGTGGTAATACTACCCTAGGAGATCTATATCATTCATCTACGTTTGTTACAACGGCAGCTGCCCCTCACTATCAAAGTGATGTTGTATATAACATAAGTAATCTATTTTTGTATGCTCTTGTAAAAGAGTTTGAAAAAACTTATCTCTCTTCATTCCCAGAAGCGTATCTCAAAGATGAAGTAGATAAAAGAATTCTTATTAAGAATATTACCAAGTTCTATAAGAGCAAAGGTACTGATAGGTCTGTTAAATTTATTTTTAACTCTATTATCAACAAAGACCCTGATGATATTCCTGTAGTTGTCAGTCCAAAAGAATCTACTCTAAAAGCTTCTACATCTGATTGGTCTCAAGATTATTATCTTGCTGTAAAAATTGTTAATGGCAATGCCGAAGATTTAATTGGTCAAGTTATTACCCAGAATTTAGATCCTTTTAATTCTAATATTACTTTTGCTTCGGGTGTTGTTGACAACGTAACTTATGTCGGTAACGACGAGTTTGACGGATACTACAAAGTTATTCTAGAGAAATCATCCGTAAATGGTGAGTTTGCCGTTGCTGGAAGAACTAAGACGTTAGTGGGATTAACTGCTCAAGCAACCACTGATGATAGAATTACTGTAAAGTCAACAATGGGATTCCCTCAAAGTGGAAAACTATTGATTGGTGATGAAGTAATTATTTACAAGGACAAAACAGTAAATCAATTTATTATTGGCGAAAGAATTGGACCAATCCGTAATCACAATGCTGATAAAAATGTATACACATATGTTGACATCACTAGTTCTGATGTACGACTAATTTCTCTTGGAATGGTTTACAATTTGTCTCCAGTTGTTCCTGCTCCATATTCTTCTTCTGGAGAACGTGTTCAAATTTCACAACCTGGATTTGAAACTCTAGATCCAATTGTTTACGATCTAGAGAACAAGAAAAATAGGTGGTTGGTAAACACTGCTGGTTCTTTTGCTACCATCAAAACAGTTGCTCAGAATTTTACGTCCGATGTATCTGCCCTGTTTGAAGATGAACAGTATTATTATGTTGCTTCCTCATCACTTCCATCACAAGATGTTTTAACAAATACCTCGTATTCCGAAGTATTATCTGATCAGAAAAATTTAAAAATTATCAGAAAGAGACCATCAACTACTACTGAGGTGTATAAAACTACCAACAGAGATGTTGGCGTGTTTATTGATGGTGTTCCTGCTATTGGTTATAAAGATACCGAGTTTTTGAAGTATGGAGAAATCGTATCGGTAACAGTAACTAATAAAGGCAACTCATATGCTGCTGCTCCTTATGTCCTTATTAATGAAAGAACTAATCTAGCAAGATGTACATTATCTGGATCTACAGTTGATCAAATTGAAATTTTAACAAATGAAGTATTTGATGAAGATCCTACGATTAGAATTACATCTGGTGAAGGAGCTATCTTGAAAGCAGTAGTGACAAAAGGTGTCATTACTAGTATGGATGTTATTAATCCAGGTAGATACTATTCATCACCACCTAATATTAGAATTGTTGACAATCTAGGAAAGGGTGCTTTTGCTGAATATGAAGCAATTTTAACTCCAGATGGAAAACTTGATGGAGCTCGTAAAATTAGTGGTGGTAGATTCTACACTTCTGGACAAGTTAATGTAGTAGTGGAAGCAGTTGGAAGAAATGCTTCTGGAGTATGTGAAATCAAGAAGTGGGTTTATGATAGGTATAACAGATATAAGAATAATCTAGATTCAAATAATGGCACTATTTTACCAAACTACAATCCTGGAAAGGGATTTGGATATGCTTATCTCGCTAACCCCGATAAGTTAAGAGAAAGAGCATATAGCAGTCCGTTAGAATATAGTCAGAACAAAGCGAATGCTACTAAGAAACATTCACCAATTTTAGGTTTTGCCTATGATGGCAATCCTATCTATGGTCCATATGGTTACAGTGTTCCTACTAATAGTGCTTCTACTGTACAAAGACTGAGTACAGGATATAGAATTAATGGCAGTAGACCGAAAGGTCCTGATACTGGAAGGTATCCACTAGGGACTTTTATTGACGATTATACTTGGACTCCTAGCATTAATTCTGGTAAGACCGAATTAGATCAAAATAATGGAAGATATTGTGTAACCCCAGAATATCCAAACGGAACGTATGCTTATTTTATCACTATCGACGATAATGAGGTTCCACAGTTTCCATATATTCTAGGTGACAACTTTTATTCTCTACCAGTAGATTCTAACTACAATTCAAATATTTCACAAGATGATATTCCTTTTGGAGTAAAATCTTTGAGAACCACAACATCAGAACAAAATGGTGGAGGATTTTTTGGTTTTATTAAAGATGTCAAGAGTGGTAATATATCTTCTGCTTATATTGAAACCACTAGGGATTACTTCTCTCCTGGAGGAGATGTATACATCAATAATGATGGTACTGGTGGATTTGGTGCTGTAGTCAAAGTAGATGAAGTTACTGGCAAGACCGTTCAATCTATTGAATCCCAAGAAACTAAAGCAGTTAAAATTAGCACAGTTCAACCAGCATACTTTTTTAAGGGAGATGAGATTATTCAGGTTGATTCTGAAGGAAATAGTTTTGTTGGTGGAGAAGTTATTGGCGATGTTATTAACGAAAATACTTTTGTTTTAAGGAATGTCTCTGGAGATAGTGATTTTAAGATTGAAGATGGTTCTACTATCCAATCGGAAACTTTAGTCCAAAGAGTGGTATTAGATATTGATGCTAGCTTTACTATTGGTTCTACGATTAGATTGACGAATGATGATGATGAAGATGTAGCGACTGGTTTAATTTTAGAAACTACAACCAGACAAAATTCACTCACCATTAAGGTTGACGATATCACTAAACCTTTTTATGCCACTACCGATTATTATTTACGTAGTTCTACACTAAGTGATACTAATAGAGCAGAAATTATTTCTGTAAATTCGTTAAGTAGTGGTTTAGAACCATTTGAAATTGATGATAATATTGCTATTGTTCAAACTGATGGCGATCATAATCTAGGAATTAATGACAAGGTTAACGTCACTGTTATTCCAAATGATGCTACTACCACCACAACATATTATGTCAGAAAGAGATTATATCAAAGAGCAACAGTTCTTGCTCCATCACACAGTTCTGTTATAGAGGATAAAGGTCTTGGCAGTTTTGACATTTTAAATAGTGGTTTAGAATACACATCAAATACGTATGAAGATGTAGAACTTATTTTTCAAGATTCGAATTTAGCACGTGCCAATATTGGTAAGCTAGGAGATTCTGGAAATGCTAGAGCTACAGTAGTTGTTTCTAGTCCTGGCGGATTGGGAACTGGTACAGTTACGTCTATTATCATTACCAATAAAGGATCTGGATATAGAACTGGCGATATTCTTACTATTAGAGATAGTGATCTCAGCAGAGCCGCTAACGCAGCATCAACTCAAAGGATTACTCTACAAGTAGATCATGTTGGATTTGCTTCTTCTAACACAACATTATACGTTTCTAATGTAAATAACCTTTCACAAAATGATTTGATTAAGATTGGTCCAGAAATCCTCAAGATTACTAGAGTTGATACTCAAACAAAGACTGTTACTGTTGAGAGAGGACAAGAAGGTACTGTACCTACAAATCACTATGATAGAGCATCTGTATCTTTAGTTAATCCTTATTATAGATTTGATGATAACTTCCGTCCTTTTGGTGATGGTATTACTAAACCGTATTTGTTAGATTATGATCAAGATAATCAAGAAATCTTTGTTGGGTATGACTATAATGTAGCAAATCCACAGAAAATTGCTCAAAGCACTAGCTTCTTTGACAATAGTGTTCCTAGAAAACTTGTACAAATGAGATCTGTACAAGATGCTGCTTATAATCTAGAGTTTTCGACTGACAATACAAACTTTGAAGTAAATCCCATTATCAATATTCAAAAGTATTACAGATATACATTTGATGTTTCACATGTGTCTATGGCAGATACATATCTAGATTTTTCTGCCAGTGCTAACTATAATATCTTTACAGAAGAAAAAGAAGTTAGTAATATTTCTCCAGGAAGTGCTGGATCTTTTGTTAGTATTAAATTAGGATTTGGTCCAGCTATTTCTAACAACAACTTCCAAAATCAACAACCGATTAACTATCAAAACTATTTTTACTTTATTAAAGTTTCTCCTGATGTGGATACAAGTAATTCTTATTTAAGAATTATCAACGATCCATTAACATCAATAAACACCGTAAATTATGTTACTTCCGATAGATTTGTTTATTCTATGGCAGAAGTCCCTGCCTATGATGGATCTGGAGATATTTCATACACAACTACATCTAGGGAAGCAATTGGTGGACTGACCAACATTAAAATTGTCAATACAGGAGAAAATTATAATCTTCTTCCAACAGTTAAAGGTATCTCATTGTCTTCCGAATTTGAAGCAAATGTTGAACCATTTTATGATGAAATTGGTCAAGTTGTGACTGGATTTGATATCATTGATGGCGGTAGTAATTATTCAAAACCTGTACTAATTGTTACCGATGGCGATGGATCTGGGTATGAATATGAATGTGATGTTCAGTTTGGTAGAGTCTCTACAATTAGAATCTTATCGAAAGGTGAAGGATTTACATATAAACCATCTGTGAGAATTGTTGAATCGGATGTTAAAGTTTACTTAGAATCTAATAATATTGGATTGCCGAAGAATATTCAAATCAGCGGTCCAGGTAGAGGATTTAATGCTGACGAGTCTTTATTAAGCACTTATAAGTCACCAACTACATTTGTACTGAGAAATATTTCTGACAAGTTTTTCTTTGGTGAAAAAATTATACAAGATGCTACTGGCGCTACTGCTATTGTATCTGAGAATGGATACAGAGAAGGAAGTAACTTATTAAAAGTAAATTCTTTGAGTGGTGTATTTAAGAATGGCGAAGAAATCAAGAGTGCTATTGGTTCTAGAACAGCAACTCTCTATGCCCAACTTTCTACAGAATTTGACCCAGAAATTAAATCATACGTTGATAATTTTGGTTTCTATACATCAGATAGAGGTAAACTAAGCAACAATAATCAAAGATTACAAGATTCTTACTTCTATCAAGATTACTCATATGTTTTAAAATCTAAAACATCTATTGAAGTATGGAGAGATCTGATTAAAGAAACGACTCACCCAGCTGGATTCCAGTTATTTGGTGAGATGGTTGTTGATAGTAAGGCAGAAGCACCAATGCCTACTTCACAACCCACTTTAAATTATGTTAGTGTAATTGAGTTACCTACGGTACAGATAACATCTCTATCATCTTCTAGAGTAATCACAGTAATTCAAGAGAAGTTTGAAAACACTATTATTGAAGATGGTGTTGGATCTGTTTCTGTAGATACTTTTGATACCACTGAAACTAACACTTATAATGTGTCATTAACACCAGCATTTGATGGTAGATTTGATCCCAATACTGGACAAGTCATTGGTACTAAGACATTTACCATGGTTGACCAGGCATCTGGAAATGCTTTAACACTGTCTAGAAATGAACAACTATTTGTCACATTAGATAGTGTTATTCAAGAACCAGGAGTTTCTTACACCATCAGTGGATCTTCGATTACATTTGCTCAAGCACCTTTTGGTGATAGAGTAATTGAAGGTCAAGATGTTTATGCTGTTAAGTTTTTTGGTAGGGCAATCAAATTTAAGAACCCAACCTTAAACACTAGGTATTTTAGAAAACTCCAAAGCATTGCTAATCAGTTTGATGGCGTACAATTTGAATTTGATCTTTATTGGGAAGATGGTACTATTGTAAAGACCGATCCCAATGAAAATCTCATTGTAGCATTAAATGGTGTTATTCAAAAGGCGAGAGGAAATGAAACCGAACCATTTGGAAACTCGTATTCTATTATTAGAGATGAAGACTCTAGTGTAGCCGATAAGATTAGGTTCTCCAAACCACCAATCGACAACGAAGATCTTTATGGTCCTCCAGAAGAATTACCAGAGGAACTCAAAGCGTATGAAAAGTGTTTCATCTACAGTATTGGTAGTTATCAGCGTCTAAAAATTAATTCGAGGCTTTATGAGTATAGATTTGGCGGTCCTTATCTAATTCAAGATGAAATTACTAACGAGATTAGAAAGGTTGATGATTCTTCATATGCCTTGGTATTCATCGATGGTGTTTTACAACAAGAAGGAAAATCCTATCAAATTGTAGGACCAAATATTACTTTCACAGAACCACTTAAATCGTATGAAGACGCTACTGGTCTTAGAGTCACCCAGGATGTAAATATCATTCTGATGTACGGTAGAGATGTTCCTAGAACTCTTACTTTCTACGAATTTGAACCTAATACTTTTAGTAATACACTACAAGTTACTTTAGAAGGAACTGGCATTACTCAATCTATTATTGATGCCTATGATATTAGATCTGTAAATCCAAGAGTATATTTCACTCAAGGTTCTACTTTAGTTGGTAAACTTGCTACGTATTCAATTCAAAGTGCTGACAAGATTATTATCAACTTTGCTAATCCACTGAACGTTAAATTAGATTCTGACACTCCACTTACGATCAATGATCTAGATTATCTGTATACAGGAAATTATAATTCTGCTGTTATTTCAGGAACTTATACAGTAAGTTATGAATATAAAACAGACGAAGATGGTGATCGGGTTCTTGAAAGATCTGTACCTCAGTGGTTGTATGGATTAGTAGCTGGCAACCGAGCATGGAATAATAGAAATTCTATGTTTGCCAACTTGATTCCTGGTGATAAAATTCTAATTGATGGAGAATCTAAGTACCGTACTGTAACTGCTACGCCAGATACAGCTAAGGCGATGAACTATAGAGATGGCGATCTAGTTCAAACCGCCATTTATGCTAAGGCAAACGTAACTGATTATAATGGAGACACTCAAGGTGTTGGTTTAAGTTTGACCGCTAATATTAGTGGTGGTGCTGTTCAAACCTTAAATGTTGCTGATGTTGAGTGGAACCAACGTGACCTACAACTTTACTTTGAGCAAGATATTCTTTTACAACCCACTGCTTATGAATATTACACCACTCCAGAAGTTCACTTCATTCCTGTAGATGGAAATGGTGGTGGTGCTAAGGCAGAGGTTATTGCTTATGGTGGTCAGATTCTTGATGTTGTATTAACTGAAGGTGGTAGTGGTTACACACAACCACCAAAAGTAGTTGTAGCAAGGCGTTTCAAGAGAATCAAAGAAAACGCTCGTAAAGTTGATACTTTAATTAAACTTGGAGTACAAAGTGTTGAAGGAGTAGGATCTCCAATTAGTTCTGTATCTGAGGTTATTCTCTTTGGCGATGGAGATACCAGTGCTATTTTCTCTTTAGTTACATTTGGCGGATCAACTGGATCTATTGTTTCTACTGCCGATCAAATTACCAATAATGTCAACACCTTAGCAGGTGAAGAACGTCAGGCAACAATGCCTCAACAGGCTGCTCCTACAGAACTTAAGGCAAGCCCAAGAATCTTTAGATTACCAACTGTTAATTACAATGTTGATAGAGTCATTACTCAGGTTATTGGTGGCGTTTCTGGATTTGAAATCGATAATTCTATCAAGACCATTGAGGTAGATCAGTTAACAGCAATCATTCAGATTCCAGCAAGAAAGGCATTTGTTCCAAAAGGACTACCTTCTCTTAATGGTTACGGAACATTCTTGGATGCTCCATTGGCAGAAGTTATCAACGCTCCTGACAATTACAGAGAGATTGTATATGTAGCAAATACTAGTAGATTCCCAGACACTCCAAGTAGATTACGTATTGGTAGAGAACTTCTATTCTATAGAGAGAAACAAGAAGATAGATTCCTTGGGGTTAGCAGAGGTTGGTTAGGTACAGCAGCTGATGCTCATAATGCTGGTGATCTAGTTCTTCATGAACCAGAATTTGTCACTCTACTTTCTGGTGGTGTCACTGAGATTTACACTGAAGTCAGTGTTTCTTCTGCCTCTACTGCTAGAAGAGAATCTAAGTTTACTATTCAATCTATCAGTGATGTTCAGATTGTTGAAGAAGAATCTCATGTAAATCAAATTGAAAATGAATTCCAAATCGAAGTTGATCAATTTGAACCAGATGTAATTGAACAGATTACAATCATTCCTCCTACATCATATAATATCATTACCAGTGTACATTCTACTACTTCTAGAATTAGTTTTGCCGATGTAACTCCTAGAGATATATCTGGATTTGTTAATGCCGAAGTTGTTACGATTGAAGAAACAACTCTCCAATTAACACAAGAAGATAAGATTCTCATCAAACCACTTTCTAAGATTGAATCTATTTCTATTGGTTCGATTTCTGCTACAGCATCTTCTACATCTCAAGTTGTTACTACTTCTTATAATAACACGTCTACTTTAATTGGTCTTAATGTTGAAGTACTCAATACAATAAAGACTATATCTTCTCCTCTTGTTGACCCAATTAATATTAAGGTCAATTCATTGCCAACGACTTCTATTGTGACAACAATTACAGATCATCAATTGGATCTTACTTCAATTGCTGAAATGAACGTTCTTACAGAACAGCAAGTATTACGTCGTTCAATTGAAATTACTACAAGTATACAAGATGTTGACACATTTGTAACTACATTTAGTTTGATTGTTGGTTCTAGAGCAGATGGCGTTGGTGGATCTGCTGTTCAAGTTCCTTACAAATTTGCTGTTATTGATTTTATCATTGAAGAAAATGTTCTTGAAACTACTATTGAGCAAAGAAATGGTAATACAGTATTCTTAGCAGATCCATACAATGAAGTTGTTTATAGAGATGGATCTACATTTATTGTAGAGAACAGATCACAAAAAGAACCACCAGGATTTGAAGACTACACGTTGGGTAATGTTGGTCTCACGTTAGGAGCATTCGAAACTAATGCTTTAGTTGATTCTGGTATTAGTTCTGGATTAACAATTGGAGATCTAGATGCCATTTACCCAACATTAAGTATCCGTGATTTCGAATTTAGAGAGCAATCTGCTTTAATTGCTAATGGTGATAGATTTAATCTTGCCATCCCATCGTATCAGCAACCTGTTGCTTTATCACAAGTGTCGGGTGCTATACCAGCATCTATCACCGTATTGAGTACAGAATACTTTGCTGATTCTGGTTATCTATATACAAGAGGAGGAACAGTGGTACAGTATACCGCTAAAACCCCCACATCATTTGAAGGTTGTACGGTCTTCCGAGGAACAAACAGCATTACGGTTGGGGACGATATCATTCCGTTCTCTGTCGTATAAATATAAATAAATCAGACAAAACGTTCACACCCCCGAGAGAGTTTATCAATGGCTGCTATCATCTCAGATAAGTTTAGAATTTTTAATGCTTCCCAGTTTCTAGAATCACTGAGTGAAGCAGAAGACACGAAGATGTATTTCTTCGTAGGTCGTCCTCAACGTTGGGATGCCTACCTAGAAATCTTCAGTGCTAATAACACAGCATTCGTTGTTGGCAACGAAGTATATGTTGGTGCTACTTATGGCACTGCTACCTTTAAAGCAGAAATTAGAGAAGTATACGAAAACTCACTTCTTCTATTCCAAATTGGTCCAACCACAAATGCTACTCCTGCAGTAGGTTCACAACTCAAAGCGTGGAATGGAACTGCTGATACTGGCGCTCAAGCATTGACTGGTGTTTATCGTTACGCTACAGAGGATGTTCCCCCTGTACCTCTCGACAACCAAGCAGAAAAGTATGATATCTATGATGATATCATTGCTGCTAAGCGTATTACCACCGATTTCGCCCGTAGCGTAATCCGTCGTTTCAACTGGGACATCTCTGCTAACCCAGTATTCGACATGTGGAAGCCTGATTACTCCACAACTCCTGGTTCTGGTGGTCAGATTGGTAAGGCAGCTGCTACTGGTGCTACCAACATTGCTGACGCTAAGTACTATCTAATTAACTCACAGTACGAGGTATTTAAGTGCCTCTACAATGGTCAAAATCCTGCTAACACAAGCGGTCAAACTGCCACTAACGAACCCAAGACCACACCTTCTGCTGGTCAAGGTTCTTATGATGCTGTTACTGGCAAATTTACCGAGGATGCTTCTGCTCCTGGTGGATATATTTGGAAGTATATGTACACCATCCCAACTGATGACGTACTACGCTTCCTGTCTACGGACTTCATGCCAATTGTTCTTCCAACGAACCAGTCACGTATCGATACCGAAGCAATCGCTACAGCTGCTCCTAATGCCATCGATGTTGTTCTAGTTGAAGACGCTGGAACTGCTCTACCTAATGGTACTCACTATGCTCCTATTCTTGGAGATGGCACTGGTGGTGCCGTTGAAGTTGTAGTTGTTGGTGGTAGTATCAGTGAAGTAACTGTTGTAACTCCTGGTTCTGGTTACACTTATGCTTCTATTGCTTTAGAAACTGGTCTTCTAAATGGCGATCCAGGTTGGACTGGTTCTGCTTATGGTCTATACACTTCAACCGCTTTCAGTGCTGCTGTTACTGTAGGTAATACAGCAACTGGTGCTCTTGAAGTCATTCTACCTCCTCAAGGTGGTCACGGTTCGAACTTTGAAGAAGAGCTCAATGCCAAGCGTGTTATGACGAACATCCGTCTAACTTATGCTGAAGGATCTGGCGACTTCCCTGTTGATAACGACTTCCGTCGTATCGGTATTATCAAGGATCCATATGCTTTCGGTACTACAACCGTCGCTTCTACCAGCACCCTAAATGGTGTATATGCTGCCAGAATTGAGAACGCTACTGCTGACTATCAGGTTGATGAAACAATCCGTCAAACTGTTGCTGCTGGTGGTTTTGCTTACGGCACCGTAGTTTCTTGGGAACTAGATGCTGGTAATGCTGGTCCTGGTGGAACTGGTGTTCTCAAGTGGATTCAGTCACCTTCACTTCACACCGATGCTGGTGTTGTAAGAGCTTTCGAAGCATCAGCTAATAACATTGAAGGTCTTTCTTCACTTGCTGCTGGTGATGTTATCACCACTGCTGATGATGCTGTAGAAGCAAACGTGACTCTCGGTGGAGTTACATTCTCGAATGGTCTTGCTAACCCAGAGATCGAAAATAACTCTGGCGAGATCATCTATGTTGAGAACCGTCGTCTCATCACACGTGCTGCCGACCAGATCGAAGATATCAAACTCGTTATTGAGTTCTGATTTACTTTTTACTCCGCTAAATACTTCAACGATAATGTAGAGTATTTGGCGGAGTAACATGCCACAGAAGACTAATCTTAATGTAGCACCATATTATGATGATTTTGATGCTGACAAGAACTTTTACAAAGTTCTGTTCAGACCTGGATACTCGATCCAGACTAGGGAATTAACATCTCTACAATCGATCCTCCAGAATCAAATTGAGAGTTATGGTAAGTTCTTGTTTAAACAAGGACAGCAAGTAATTCCTGGTGAAGTTGGTTTAAATACCAAACTTGACTTCGTTAAATTGTCTTCTGTGTCTGAGGTTGCTGTCAATGAAGGTGGACAAATTGTCTACAAAAAATATGACATTAAAAAACTAGTTAATACTGACCTTAGGGGAATCAATTCGGGGGTTGTCGGTAAGGTCGTATCAGCAGAATATGGGTCTGACATAGAAGCTGATACATTGTTTGTCAAGTATACAACTAGTGGTGACGCTAATAATGAATCTACTTTTAGACAAGGCGAAACACTCGAAGTTATTGACGGCATCAACACTCCTCTACTTGTAGTTGGTACTGATGGTAGTGTTCTACCAACTAGTATTAACGTAACCGATCCTGTCTCTGGAAATGTTAACTCGTTTAGCAGTCCAGCGATGGGATTTGCTACTGCAGTTGAAGTTCAGGAAGGTATTTACTTTGTAAATGGTTTCTTTGTCAAGAATCAGAAACAACTCCTGATTATTAATAAGTATTATGACAAAGCTTCCGCTAAAGTTGGATTTACAATCAACGAAGATATTGTAACTCCAGAACAAGATGGTTCTTTATATGATAACGCTAGAGGTTTCTCTAACGCTTCTGCTCCTGGTGCTCACAGACTTAGTATCGATCTAACCTTAACTAAGTTTGATTATGGAGCAAACACAGATAAGAACTTTATTCAACTTCTTCAAATTAAAGAAGGATCTGTAGAGAAACAAGTAAAAGCAGCAGATTATTCTCTACTAGAAGAAACCTTAGCAAGAAGAACCTATGACGAATCTGGAGACTATGTTGTAGATGATTTTGATTACTCTATTAGAGAATACTACCAGAAAGGATTTAACAATGGTGTGTATGCTCTCAGTGAAGAAACTGGTCTAGTTAATGGATATAGTGAAGTAGATGCTGCTGATAGAATGGTTCTTACCGTAAGTTCTGGTAAGGCATATGTCAAGGGTTATGAAATTGTTAATAAAGAGTCGAAACCACTAGAAGTAGAAAAAGGAAGAGATACTCTTTCTAGAGACAACGTTACTCTAAAGAGTCGTGGACTTCCAGAGTTTAATATTACCAACGTATATGGTTCTGTTCCTTTGAACAACGTTGGCGATACAATTACAGGATATCCAACTGTAACTTTAAATTCAACATTTACTGATGGCACAATTGGGTTCTCTGGTCTAGAAGCATCTTCATATTACAAGAGAACTGTTAATAGAAGATCAAAACAACTTGGTATTAATACTGGTATTAAAACTATTTGGGTTCAACTTTCTGGGACAGTTCCATCTAACACTGATGCTATTCCCAACACTTTATGGTTTGTCACTACAAGAGGAACTGGAAGTGTTCTTGGCAAATCTGTTGAGGTGATTGCTAAATCATTAGTAACCAGAGAAGATATTGCAGCAGCAACGACATTTGCTGAACTTACTGTTATTGGCGATAAGGCAATTCTAGATGAGTTCTTGCTTGAGTATGATACTGGATTCCCAAATGTTTTTGAGAAATACCTATATCAAACCGAAGCTGCTATGCTCTCCGAGACGGGAGAATGGGGTACAATTAGAGACTACAATGCTAGTATTACTCCAGTAATTGGTTTGGCAAAACCAAAAAACTTTAGACTTATCAATAGAGCATTAGGATTTAATCCAGATACTGATATTGTTCTATCTAGAGGTAGATCTGGAACACAAACTCCTTATGAGGCTACATTTGGATTTAGTTATTTCAATCCAACATTCTTTACAAAACTAACTTTAGATAGAAGTATAGCAGACGGCACCTTTACAAAAGGTAAGTACATTTATGGAAAAGAAAGTAAAGCGTATGCTGTTATTGAGAATGATACTACAGAAAATTTCTCTGGAAATAACACACTGTTTGTAACTACTCTGTTTGGACAGTTTATTTCTGGCGAAACCATTATTGATGAAGCAAACAATACTATTAAAATTGCTAAGAACAACACTCTGTCACACTTTGTTGTTACCAAGCGAGGTGCTAATTATGATGGTTCTGAGAACATGTTCATTAATGGTGCTGAGTATGATCAATCTAAGATCGACTTGTCTTACAACTCTAGTGGAACAGCAATTGTATCTGCTGTAATTTTAGATCAAAAAGTTCGTAATATTGAGTATTTTTCACCACCTGTAGTTACATTAACTGGAGATGATGATAATGCTACCCCTGCTATTATTGTTCCTGTATTGTTTAGAGATACTGTTCTGACTTACACGCCTCAAAATGTGAAGTCATTTGCTTCGGTATACAATAACTATACTTTTACAGCAGATATTGATGTATCATCTTCATCTTATGCTACATACACTCAAATTAGTGACTTTAGTTTCTTTGGATCTGAGGGAGGAAAATATCTTGAGTGTAATGGATTTGGTGCTAACTTAACTGGATTAATTCAGGGAGACATTATTCAGTTTACCGATGCTGATAACAACGTAATCAGAACAGTTGTACAATATGTTACCGAACCTTCTGGTATTGATAAATCAAGAATTTATCTCGATTATTCTCTACCAGCAGATGTTGTAAATGCTACTATTATTAAATTACGTCCAAGAATTGCTAACTCTTCATCTTCATTGGTGTTCCCAACAGGAAGTAAGCAAGTCGCTTCTTTAGTTAGTGATACCAGCGATACTAAGTTCAAGTATTACATCAGAAAAGATTTTGTAACTGAACTTTCTGCTGCTGGTGGATTACTAACTTTCACCGCTCAATTGCCAGTTGGTACACAAAAGTTTGTTGGATTTACTGAACAAAACTTTATCATTACTGTACTAGATAAAGGATCTTCTACAGTTGTAGAAAATGGTGATATTGTTTATATTGATCCAAGATACGTCACTATTACAGATTCTCAAGTTACTGCTAGCACAGTTACAGCTGGCGCTTTGGCAATTGAAGGACTACCACAGAATTACTTTGGAACCATCCTTGATGGCAACTATCCAACTCTCAAATTAACCGCTACGGTAGAGATCGACAAAGCACGTCCTAGATTAAAAACTGTAGTCAGAAATAAGAGAGTTGTTGTCGTTTCAAGTGGTGACCGTGTAATTCCTATTAGAGGTCAAGATTATGATTCTGATATTATTGAAACGTTCTCATATTCTGATGTATTTAAATTAAAGTATATTTACGAAGGAACGGTAACTAATCCACCATCAGTAGATAGATCTGGTAATTTGATTAGTGGAACAGACGTTACATACAAGTTTAGTTTTGACAATGGTCAGCGTGACACTTATTATGATGTTTCTAGAATTATTCTAAAACCTGGATTTGATGCTCCTACAGGTCAGTTAATTATTGCTTTTGATTACTTCAACCATTCTGCTGGAGATTTCTCTACCGTTGATTCTTATGTACACGAAGCTGGTGTTACAGCGGAAGAAATTCCTTTGTTTAACTCAGAAGCAAATGGTTTAGTAGCACTTAGAGATTGTATTGACTTTAGACCAAAGGTAGACAATAACACTACAATTACTGGTTTCCAAGATAACTCAATTGTTTCTCTATTCGATTCTACCGACTATATTAGCTTTACTGGTAATGGCGGCATTCCTTCTGCTACTCCTGCTCCAGATACAAATCTAATCTTTACTATGTCATTTAGTGAGAAGCAGTATCTTGATCGTATTGATGGATTGTTCCTTACCAAGCAAGGAGATTTTGTTGTCAAGAAAGGCAACTCTTCTCTCAACCCATCCAAACCAGAACCAATTGATGATGCTATTTCTCTTTGCTATCTACATATCCCTGCTTATACTAACAGCAGCAAAGATGTAAGAGTTATCCCAGTTGATAACAAGCGTTATACTATGAAGGACATCGGTAAGTTAGAGAAGCGTATCGAACGTCTTGAATACTACACTACTCTAAGCATTCTAGAGCAGCAAACACAGAACATGCAAATCAAGGATGATCTTGGTCTAGAAAGATTTAAGAGTGGATTCCTTGTAGATAACTTCGAAGCACATAGAGTTGGAAATCTTAAATCAGTTGATTACAAGTGTGCTATTGACACTCAGCAATCTGTTCTTAGACCACAATCTAAGGAAGATAGCTTAAGTCTTAGAGAAATCAACACAAGAGATGACCAAAGACAAGTTGCTGGTTACACAATTAAGAATGGAGTTGTTTCTCTGCCATACACTGAAGTAGAAGTTTTGGGCAACAAAAATGCTACTAAAACTATTAATCCAAATCCATTTGTTGTCATTCAATATGTTGGCGAGTCAGTGATTACTCCACAACAAGATTCTTGGTATGATCAATCCGTCGCTCCTCTTGTTTCTGATTCTAATACTAAACTAAATTCTATTTACTTAGCAAAAGAAGAATATCTTGCTGATGCTTATTCTAGTATTTACAATTCATTTATTGTAAACTGGTGTGGTACTGACCAAGCATTCTTGCCAATTGAATCTCTAGCAAATGTCAACAGTGAAGATTTAGAATCTTCAGTACAAACTGCCAGTGTTGCTAGTTCTTCTAACACCAGTCCACAGAATAATGAACTTGGAAAGGGACAATCTTCAAGGCAGGTTGGTAATAAGAAAATTGCTAGTTCTGTAACGTTCTTTGCTAGATCAATTCCAATTAAGTTTGTTGTCAATCGTCTGAAGCCTAATACCAGAGTATACGTCTTCATGGAAGGTCGTGATATTAATGGATGGGTAGTTCCTGATACGAGATTTACTGGTATTGCTGGAAACTCTTTAACTTCATTTGGATCTGAACTTGTAACAGATTCTAATGGTAATCTCAGTGGTATCATTATAGTTCCAGCAGGTCTAAAACCAACTCCAAATACCAGATGGACTGGTAACGTTGATACAGTTTCATACAGTGAAGGTTCTGAAGAGGTTAGATTTACAACTGGCGTTAAGACCATCAGATTTACATCAAGTGATCAAAATCAAGATAAAGCATCTGCTGATACATATGCCGAAGTTCAGTTCTATGCTACTGGAGCTCTTCCAAACAATCCTCCAAGTATTACATCTACACAAGCAGCATTCTTCAAATCAAATGAGGGTGTACAATTAGTTGATAGCAATACCGACAACCCAATCAAACCAAATCCTCTTGCTCAAACATTCAAGGTTGAGAATTTCCCACTTGGTATGATGACAACTGGTGTAGATCTCTTCTTCCAGAAAAAGAGTTCTTCCGTTCCTTTAAGAGCATATTTGACCGATGTCGTTTCTGGTAAACCAGGAAAGAATATTATCCCTGGCACACAAGTGTCTCTTAATCCAGAAACATATTTAAAAGTGTATGTAACGGGCGAGAAAGAGACGGTAACTATTGGTAAGGGTGAATATGTATCTGGAACTAGTTCTAACGCTTCTGGACCTATTTTGAAGGTACTGGACGCTAATAACGTAGAGGTTGGTGATGAGTCAAGCACTACATTTGAGTTAAACAAAGAACAAGTTTACACTTTGGTTCTAAGCAATCATAATGGAACAGCATTTGTTCCAAACGAATCACTATCAATTCCTTCTATTGTTAGTTACAATGCTAAGAATAATACCACTTTAGGAATTTTTATTGCTAAAGATTCTGGTAAGGTTACGAGATTAAAAGTTCTCGACACTGGCGACAATTACGAAACCGCTTCGTTAACAATTGAAAGTCCACAACTTCCAGGTGGTTCTTCTGCTACTGCCAGCGTTGGTGTTTCTGATGGCAAGGTTTACAATGCTGAAATTTCTCTATCTGGTCGTGGTTATACTGAAGCTCCATCAGTTGTTATCAAAGGTGTAGGAACTGGTGCTGCTGGTGCTATCATTCAATCATTCATTGAAATTGATACACCTGCTGTTAGCATGGGTATTGCTACAGACTTCGAAGGTGATATTGAATCAACTACACCAACCAACTTCAAGTTTAAGCACCCAGTTTATCTACAGAACAATACCGAATATGCTTTAGTAGTAGAGACTGATTCTTTGGATTATGCTCTCTGGGCATCTAAGTTGGGAGAAATTGAAATTGCTACCAGCAATGTAGTTACTACACAACCTTTACTTGGTTCTGTTTATAAGTCACAAAATACAGATAACTGGACAGAAGACTTGTTCGAAGATTTGAAGTTTGTTCTATATCGTGCTAATTTTGATATTGCTACTGAAGGAAATCTAGAACTTACTAATGATTCTTTAGGTTATGAATTGCTAGACATTTCTCCTTTCGAAACCAGTGTTAGATCTCCATCTAATGCCACATCACCACTCTTCAAAAATAATAATTCTATTATTAAAGTAAATCATAGAAACAATGGATTTGAAGATAGTGGCAATTCGTATGTGTTCTTTGCTAATACACAAGACGTTGGTGGTATCTCAAGTGCTACTCTGAATGGAAGATTGTTTAAAGTTTCTAACTCTGGTTTAGATTTCTATAACATTGTTTCTCCAAACCCAGCTGGTTCTAGCGTACTTGGTGGCGGAGATAAGGTTATTGCTTCTTTCAACAGAAAGTATGAAAGACTTTATGCTCAGATTCCTCACTTAGAACTAGAGGGAACTAAGATTGATACATTTGTTTCAACAACTAACGTTATTCCAACGGATGCCAGTGTAACAAATTACGATTCTTATTCTATAACCGACTATGAACAAACTTTCTTAAATGAAGAGCATTTCTTTATTAATCAGAAGATTGTTGCTTCGGACATTAACTCTATTACCAATGGCATTAAAGACAGTCTTAAGTATAAGTTGAGACTTAAGTCAACAAACTCTGCTGTTTCCCCAATCGTCGATCTTAGAACTGCTTCTGTCAAGACAGCATCAAACCGTGTAGAAAATGCCACTGGTTATGAGAATCGTTATGGTAAGAGAAATCAAATTCTAACTTTCTTACCACTGTTTGATATCACTGTAGCTGTTTCTGGTGACAACTCCGATCAATTTGTAGCAGGAACTGTTATTGTTGGACAAAATTCTAAAGCAGAAGGATATGTCGTATCATACGAAAATGGAACTGCTCGTATAAGATTGAGAACACAAACAGAATTCCAGGCAAGTGAGTCATTAACGTTGATCAACACCTCAGGTGAGACTGTTGGTGATGTCAGTTTACAAGTTGGAAACATTTCTAGAATTACATTTAACTTTAGTGTTGGATCTAACTTAATTGCTTATTATCCTTTTGATACTGATACGGATTACAACAACAAGATCAATGGCAAAATTGTTCTGTGGGATCCAGAAGAAAATATTCTTGTGGTTGAGAATGCTTTTGCTCCCATTAATAACAACTACACTGCCAGCAACACAGAAGATACTGCTTATGTAAGGTTAGCTTCTTCAACTAGTCAGCAGGCAGATATCTTTAGAAAAGGTGATGTTATCAAGACAACTGCTGGAACAGAATCATTCCTAGAGATTGCTACAATGACATTTGATACTGGTATTGATTATGTACCAGAAACAGATTCTTCTAATAGTTCTGCTATTGCCAAATACGTTACTAAGGAAGTTTCTATTAACAATCCTGGCAGTTCTATTACGGTTAAAACTACAGTTAACCTTCCTGATATTGAGAATGTCAAAGTATATTACAAAATTAAAGAAGCTTCGAGTTCTATCAATTTTGAAGATACTAATTGGATTCCTTTCAATAAAGATGGCAATCCAGATTTTGATGTTATTGCTACTCCAGCAAATTCAATCTCTGGTCAATTTGAAAAACAAGAAGATTATCAAGAACTAACATATAGTGCTTCAGATCTTCCAGATTTCAGTTCATTTGCTGTCAAGATTATTATGAAATCTGAAAACCCAGCATATGTTCCTAAAGTACAAGACCTACGAGCAGTTGCTTCATACTAATGAAATACTTAAAAGTAGAAGGTCACGATAACTTGGTTCGTGACCTTGATACGGGAGCTATTATCAATACAGATAAACCTTCTCGTAACAACCTTTCTCATACAATGACCAATGCTCTTCATGACATAAATACTTTGAAGGAAGAACTATCTGAAATCAAACTACTTCTTAGAGAGATCGTAAGAAATGCCAGCAATTAACGTCGCCAGAACAGATACCTTTGAGGTTCAAAGGCAAAAGATTAACCAGATTGGAGATATCCTATCGAACATTTCCGCTGGCGGAAGTGATCTCCAAACTGGTAATTTGAAATTGGGTGATGGTACAAAAGAAGTTCCTTCTCTTTCTTTTATTAGTGATTCTACATTAGGTTTATACAAACCAGACAATTCACAGATTTCTTTTGTATCTGATGGTAAAGATTTAATCAGACTTGAAACGGAAGCATTTTATACGTTTCAAGATTTATATGTAAGAAAGAAAACATTAACGTCGGCTGGTTTTTCTATTACGAACGCTGGACAAAATTATGATGTTGGCAATTTTAGTGATGTCAATGTAATTGGTGGTTCTGGATCTAATGGTTCTGTAAATTTAGTTGTAGAATCTTTTGGCGGTGATATAACATCTGCTGGTAGTAATTATCTAACAGGAAGTTATAGTTCCATTCCATTGGTTTCTGATGGTGCTGGATCGGGAGTAACTGCAAACTTTACTACAGGAACTCCAGTATTTGTAATTCAAAGTGGTGGTTCTGGATATACTGATGGTGTTTATAGCAGTATCAATGTAGTATCTAGTGGGAGTGGTCAAGAACAGCAACTTACCCTAGAATTTACTGGCGGACAGTTAACTTCTATTACTGTAGAAAATGAGGGTCTATACCATTTAGCAGGAGATACTTTTAGCGTTCCAAATTCTGAGTTACTTTATTTTGACGAAGATCTTCAGGAAGAAGTACAAAGTGGTGGAGCTGGTGCCACTATTGCTATCAGTAACAATCCAAATACTATTGATACAACAACAGTAGAATTTGTAACTAAAGGCGACGGACATGCTGTTGGAGATAACCTAACTACTCCAGGATCTCAAACCTTTACTGGAGATCTTGGTGGTACTGTATCTGGAGTGTCTACTACTTTAGGAGCAGGAACAAGTATTACAGTTGCTTCTACTGCTGGTATTATTGCTGGTATGGATGTTCTTCAGGTATCTGGGGATGGTCAACTTGCCGATGATACAACTGTTGCTAGCGTCACAAATTCCACAACTCTAGTATTATCTGCTGCCCCAGCAGCCTCTGGTGCTGTTGTTTTAGATTTTTCTAGTTCATCTCTTAGTAGCATTGCTTTATCTGGAGATGTATCAACTATTATTTTAGGATCTTCTATTAGTGGTGGTGGATATACTGGAGAAGTTACTGGTGTCGATACTGACTTAAATGAAATTAGTATTGTACCAGATAGTACAACTGCAGCAAGTAATGTAACTTTTACAATTGATCCCCCATATGGCACGGGATCGGGATTTAATTTTTTAATTGATGCTGTTGGTGTTGTTACAAGTGCTTTAGTAAATAACGAAGGAAATGGATACGATGCTGGTGATGTATTAGCAGTTAATGCTGCTGATCTAACAAATCCAATTCCAGTATTTGTATCCGTATTTGAGGGACAGCAAGTTACTGCTACAGGAAACGTTAATGTTTCTGTCGGTGATAACGTTAATACATATACGCCACCAGATGCCGAAGCAGGAACTCCAGCATCATATGGTCCAGATTTAGAAGTTATTGAAGTTATTAATGGTACTACTTTCATTGCTTCTAGTGAAGAGCAGTTAGGGCAGGGAGTTCAGTTTTCTGTCAATGCTGGAGGCACAGTATATACATCTGATGAATCTATCCCAGCAAATAGATATTACGCTGGATTTGATGAAGAAAATCAAACTTTAACACCAACACTTACTCTTTATATTGGTAGTAAGTATCAATTCCAACAAACTGATGGTTCATTTGGTACACACCCACTATCATTCTCTAGTCATCCAGATGGAAGTAGAAATCTAGTCTCTGGGGTGACAGCAGATTTAGATGTTGCTTCAACTACAATTACTGTATCAGATCCTACTGGTATTCTTGTAGGCATGGTGGTATCTGTTACTGATGGAGATGGTGGTGTTAATATTGGCACTACTGTTCAAGATGTTACAGGAAGTGTTGTTACGTTGTCAGAAGTTCCCACTACAAGTGGTGTAGGGACAACTTTAAGTTTTAGTGGTGCTCCATTTACTGATGGTCTCACTTCTACTTCTGATGGATCTATTCTAGAAATTACAGCTTCAACTCCAGATCCTTTATATTACTACTGCCCTAATCATGACGGCATGGGAGGATCACACGATCCAGATCCAAATAACCCCAAAGTTTTTGGCGATGGGTTTGAACTAACTATTATTAGTGTTGCTATTGACGACACCATTTCTTTTGATGTAAGCACTGGAACAATAAATTCTACCGACATTGCTTCTGAAACAGGTTCTATTAAAGACCTCACAGCAGAAACTAAAATAGACACTGCTCTTATTAATGCTACGGATGTAGTTGCTACTAATATCACAGCAACATCTGGTTCTAATTTGTCTTTAGCATCATCTGGTGATGTTGATGTCACTGCTGTTAATTTTAAAGTAGGTGACATTGTTTTAAATTCTGCTAATAATAGCATTACATCTACTGGAGATATTAAGACATCAACAGTATTGAACGTCAATGATGTTACTACTATTACAAACAACACCATTGCTACCAATGCTACTAATGATTTAATTTTACAACCTGGATTTGGAAAGGTAGCTAAAGTAGATCAAGTCACTGCTTTGACTCTACCTGTTGGAGATACAAGTCAAAGACCACAAGTACAAGAAAGTGGGCAAGTTAGATTCAACAGTGAAACAAATCAGTATGAAGGATATAGTTCCTTAAATGGTTCTTGGTCTTCTCTTGGTGGTGTACGTGACCTGGATGGGGACACTACAATTCTTGCCGAATTAAATGTTGGTGATGATGACGATACTTTATGGTTCAGAAATGATGGTAACTACACATTAAAATTAGATAGAAATTTCTTAGATTTTAATACTGTCAAAGACATTAAATCCACAAAGCAAGGTATTCCTGAATTTAGTAAATGGATTGCTAATGCTCCTTTAACTGCTGGAACATATGTCAAAGAAGGTCTAAACTTATATGAAGTAACTGTAAGTGGTGTATCTGCTGGTCCTGGATCTCCTCCAGGAGATACTAGTGGAGATTCATTTACCAATGGTTCCGCTACTTTACGGTGGTATTCTCTTGCTGTTGCTCCACTAGTAATTGCTGAAGTTGAAGAATTTAGAATTGGACCAACAGAACCAATTCCTTTGGTTGTTAATGGCGATTTGAGATTTGCTGGAAATAAAATTTCTACTGATATTAATGATCTATTAATTCAACCAAACGGATTACAGAAAGTTAAGATTGAATCTGTTACATCGCTTGTATTGCCTGTTGGAGACTCAAACTCCAAAGGAAATCCAGAACAAGGATCTGTAAGATACAATACTACAGATTCCCAATTTGAAGGATTTAATGGTAGTCAATGGGGAGGTCTTGGTGGTGTTAAAGATATTGACCAAGATACTCTCATCCAAGCAGAAACTGCTCCTGGTGCTGATGAAGATACTTTATACTTCAAAAATGCCAATAATGAAACGTTAAGACTTAACGATCAAAAATTAGTATTCAATTACATTGATACTTTAGAGTCTGAAACTAGCAATGCTTTCAATTTTGTTGCTGATACTATTACGTTTGGATCACAAGACACAACATTATTGAACACTTCAGCTACCGAAACTTTCTTATTCTCCTCAAAAAATAATTTTGATATTGGTCTTTCATCTGGTCTAAACACAGATACATTAATCAGACTAACAAATACTGGCAAGATTTTCTTCAACACCTCATTTGGACTTGGAAATTATCAAGCAATTGAAATCTTAAATGAAGACCTATCTAAACTAGAACTATCTCATATTAAGACTCATACAAGCAAAGTCACACTTGTCAAAGGAACTTCAGATGTCAGTTCTGTTATATTGTATGATCCTGCCGTTGCTGAGTGTGCTCAAGTAGAACTTGTTGCTCACAATCAAGCAAGTGGAGACAAAGAGTTTATCCAATTTACTGTTATTGATGATGGTACGGATATATACCGTACAGAGATTGGTAATGTAAAAACTGGTCAAGAACTTGTTGGGACCACATTTGATTTCGATTCTTCAAGTAAAGTTCGTGTTACCTATACTTTAGATTCTGGATTGATTAATGGTAACAATGTTGATATCACTGTAGTAACTACCGTAATCAAGAGGTAATAAAAACCAATGGCAGGCAACTTAAACACACTAGATTCTGTTGGTGGATTTTCAGTATCTAACAAAGTAATTGTAAACCACACATATGATGCTAAAAATCTAAACACTCTAGAAGTAAGAAACAATTTTTATGATGATTCTTTTGCTCAGCATTATATTCTAAGAGGAACTAACACATCAACATTATCTGTTGATAACGTAAATGGTATTATTCCAATCCCTTCAAATACCATGAATTTTGTCGAGGCAGTCGTTATTGCTGTCAATGATGACAATACTGCTAGTATTACTCAAAAGTTAGAAAGTGCTTTACAAGTAAATGGTACTGGTGTAGTAACAGAGTTGTCTACAATGACAACTATTATTAAAGATAGTATTCCAGAAGGTCAAACTTGGGAAATCGATGTCTTTACTGGTGGTGGAGCAAATAAGTTTAGTTATTCTACCACAAGGATTGGTACAACTAAAACTGTCAAGTGGTGTGTATACGTTAAAGTAGTGAGTATCGACTGGACTTGATGCTAAATAGATAAGAGAATAAATCATCAGCGGGCTGGATAGAAGATGAGCTTTAAGTTTAATTCTGACAGGGAACAATTAAGAGCAATTGCTCCTCAGATTATCGGAGATGAAGTAATTTCTTACAGGTCTGGCACAGGAGCTGATGAGAAAGAGGTAATGAGGACCCTATTGGATCCTGATACAAAACTTCCTCGTGTTGGTATTAATAGAACTGGTAGTAGAATTGACAGATATGTAGTAACAAATCCAGGTTCTGGGTACACTCAGTTACCTACTGTCACAGTTGCTCCACCCCCCGCTGGTCCTAATGCTCGTCAGGCATTTGCTTCTGCTTCTGTATCTGCTGAAGGTAGAGTTGTTGGTATTCTAATTGACGACCCTGGTGATGGTTATACTTCCGCCCCTGCTGTAAGTATCACTGGTGGTAACGGATCTGGTGCTGCTGCTGATTCTTTTCTCGACACTGTTGATTTTGAACTTGATATTAACGGTGCTATCAGAACATCTACTTCTATCATTTCTGATACGGCACGAATTTTAAACCTGGATATCGACAACCTCGTTACTCCAGACGCTCAATACAGAGCACCAAACTTAAAAACATTTATTAACAATACAGGAACACAATGGGTTCCAGATAAATTTTATCAAGAAAACGCTTTTGTAGTTCGTGGTGGTAACGTATACCAAGCAGTTTCTACTGGATATTCATCTGCTAACCCCCTAGATCCTCCTCTACACATTGATGGTATTGAAGTTAACGGTAATCCTATTACTGACTTAGCAAGACCTGGAGTTCTTTTTAAACACATCGGTTTCCGTGTAGCTGACCAGAACGAAGTATACTACAATGAAACTGGTGAAGCAGGTATCTATCCAAGATCTATCACTCCTTTACTTGGTGATAAGTCTGATAAAATTGCCACCACAGAATACGTCCTCAACCTAGCAACGAATGACGTTGGTGGTCGTATCTACGTTTCACAACAAATTGGTGACGACGAAAATGATGGTCGTTCTGCTGTTAATCCAGTTAGGACAATTAAAAAAGCATGTCAGTTAGCATGGCAGACTCCTGGTGTTAAAGAGTCTATCATTATTTCTGGTGGAGACTACACTGAAGATAACCCAATTTCAATTCCACCAGATGCTTCTATTGTTGGTGATAACCTTCGTCTAGTTATTGTTCGTCCTGCCAACCCAAGAAAGCACATTTTCAAGTTTGGTGATAAGAACTACGTTATTGGTGTTACCTATCGTGACCAGGAAGGTGCTGATACCTTTACCTGGGACTTTGCTATGGTCTTTGACGACAAGCAAAGAGTCACATATGATTCTACAGTAAATGGTGATTACGGAACATCTTGGCCAGTAGGTACACAAGTATTTGGCGATGATGCTTTTAGAGCAACTTTCCAGGATAACGGAGCTTTGTCAAGTCTTGTCTCTGGTCTTGAGATGAGAGGTGTTAATGGTGGTCTTATTAGATCTACCAGGGTAGAATTTACAACCACTACAGGACCGTCTGCCTATATTACAGGTGTATTTGATTATGTGAACGTATCTGGTGGTATTACTTCTGGTGAAACATTAAGTTTTGGTGGACCTAATACTGTTAGATTTACTCCAAATACGGCATACACAGTAGGTCAACTTGTTTGGACTAGCGATCACACATACAATGTTACGGTTGCTGGTACTTCTGGAGAAAATAGTCCAACACATGACCAAGGAGCTGCTAACAATGGTGATGGAACTTTAGAGTTTACATTCGTTAGAGATACTTACACTGTAGTTACTACGGATATCATTTCAATCAGACCTGAAGGTGAGGTCGTATTTGAAAATGTTCCAAATGATGCTGATCCTCCACTACCTATTTACAGAATTGACTTCTCTCAGCAAGGTCAAGCAGATATTGCTACTGGAGGTTATCAAGATCCTGGAATCCAAGAAGATCTAGGTGGCATTGTTTTCTACACCAATGCTCTCCAAGGTGCTGAAAACATTCACGATTTTAAAGAAGGAGAAGAGATCTTTATCTCTGGTCTTTCCACATCTGGTCCTGATCTATCAAGTCTTAATGGCATTTCGAGAATCTACAAAGTTATTGAAGATCCTGATGGTAGATCTAGACGTTTTGTTATTCCCAAAAAGTTACCATCTCTAACCGACGATAACTACGATCCTGGTCAGTTTGCTGCTGTAAGGACTGTTGCTAAGTCAGTTACACTAACTCTACTCAACTCACCATTTAAATTTAATGAAGCAACACCTGTTGCTAGACGATATCAAGACGCTTGTTTACAAATTAAAAACAACGCTGACTTTATTGCCGATGAAGTTGTAGGTAAGATTAATGATGAATTTAAGAAAGAATATTTCTCCATCTACGACATCGGTGGTACTGCTGCTCAGCAGTTTACCCCATCCAATGTAACTTATGATCCTGCTACTGGTTATGCTACATTCACCGTCAATGGTCACGGACTGACTGCTGGTGATGGCGTAAGTATTGCCGATGGATCAATTACATTTACTTGTGCCATGGATGGCAACAAGACTGAACATTACTACCCAGAGTCTCACAATTACTCTAGTGGAAAAGCACTTCCTGTAGAGAATCCAACAGCAAACACATTTGATCTCTATGTAGGTGTATCTGGTCCAGATCAACAATTCACCCCATCTGACGCTTCATATAATCCTGCTACAGGCGATTTAACGATTAACCTCAATACCACTCACGGTCTTTCTGTGGGCGAAGGTATTACAATTGATGATAATTCTTTGTCATTCACATGTGACATGGATAACAATCAATCAACTAAAACCTATCCACGTCCAGGTATTGACCCATATGCTGGTAGAGCAGTCAAGATTACTGCTGTACCATCTACTACAGAAATCACTGTTAACGTAGGTGCTTCTAGAGCTAATCAACTTTTCACCCCAACTGCTGCTACTTACGAACCTGTAACTGGCAACTTGACAATGACTATTGGTCAGCACGGTATTGGTGTTGGCAGAAATATTGTTCTTGAAGATGAGTCGTTTACGTTTACTTGTGCTCTAGATGGCAACCAAACAGAACACTCATATCCACGTCCTGGTGTTGATCCATATTCAGGTGGCAAATCTATTGAAGTTACAGCAGTAGGATTTACTCAACACACTGTAACTGATGCTCCTTATGATCCTGCTACAGGAGATGTAACTCTAACGGTTCCTAACCACGGATTTACCAACGGAGATTATATTAAACTAAGTGATGGTTCTTTAACCTATACATGTGACTTAGATGGTAATACTGTTCAAAAATCATATCCACGTGCTGGATATGATTATCCATCTGGTCGCTGGTTACAAATCACTAACGTATCTACCAATACATTTGATATTAATATTGGTTCTGCTGATTATACTGGCACCCATACGTTTGTATCTGCCGCTGTAAACGGATTAGAAAGACAAGATGGAACTCTCACAATTAATGTAGGAACTTCTTCTGATACTTCACAACATACATTTGTTCCTGGAACTGAGAACACTAACGCTGTTAAGTATCTACCACAGTCTACCCACACATTTGTCGGCACTACCGCCAATTCTATTAAGCACCTACCACAATCAGCCCACACATTTGTAAGATCGGCATCTAACTCGCTATCTGTTGGTGGCGATCAATTTAAGATTTATCTTGGAACGTCTAGATTTGTCCACACATATGTCAGTGGTGGTACGATAACCTTTGGCGGTTCTTCATACAACATCACCAATTTTGAATACGATAACTTTATTACTGGCACTGCTACGATCACTATTGATACATCAATTCCTGGAGTATCAGAAGATAACATTGTAAAACTTGCTGATATCTTGGTTGAATGTGTCATTGATGGTGTAACAACTCAAAAGACTTATCCAAGTTTTAACATTCCTGTAAGTGACAATAAGTGTCGTAGAGACATCAAGCACTTCCTCAACGCTTTGACTCAAGACCTTGAGTTTGGAAGTAATAATAATATTCTTGATGCCGCTAAGAGATATATTGATGGCACTAACACTGAAATTACGTTTGTTGAGAATGAAATTATTCAAACAGTTCGTGCTATTGAATATGCTAGAGAACTAGCAATCTACGCTATGAGAAAGTGGAGAACTGGCAACGGTATGGCTGGCGATCCAATTTACACACCAGTATATTCTACTGTAGCAAGATACTTTGATAATACTATTATTGATGATGGCAATTCACCTGCTTGTGATAATGTAAGATCTGCTATTGATACTTTATCATATCTTTTTGTTGATGTACTCGCCAATAATGCTTCAGGAACATACTTAGATGCTGCTTATCTAATTGCCAGAAACAGAGATCACATCGCTGATGAAGCATACAATGCTGCTATTGTTCAATATCCAAATCTAGGTTTGGTTAATATTGATGAGCGTAAGTGTCGTAGAGATATCGGATTTATTCTACGTGCTCTTATTAGAGATTTGATCTTGGGTGGTAATGCTGGGATGCTTGAAGCTGCCGAGTCTTACTACACTGGCACACAACTAACTGGTATTCCAGCTTCTGAACTAGGTGCCACAATTTTTGCTTTCAATAAGGTGAGAGACCTTTCCATTGAAGCAATGAGAAATTGGGTAGATTCTTCTGGCAATGCTAGTAGTGCTGCTCTATACACACCAATTCCAAGATTTACTGATACATCAATTCTTGCTGATCCTGCTGGAAATCCACTATGTGCTGCTGTCGAGTCTTCTATTACCACAGAATTCCAACTATTAGAAGATATCTTAGATGGAACTATTGCTAAAGGTGCCACTGAAGTAAACACAGGAACTTTATTTGACACGGTTGGTCTCTATACGTATGCCGATAGCGTAATTAAAGACTCTGTTGGTAATTACATTACCGTAAAAGCAACTTACGATGATCTACCAATCATTGAAGCATCTCCATATACCCAAAACTCTTCTATCATCTCCAAGTTAGGTGGCGGTGGTGCTCTGATTGATGGTTCTAAAGTTAAGCAACCTAACTGTCCTTTCCCTGGACTAACACTAGATGGAGAAGCTCAATTCCCCAACCAGGGTAAATCGATGGTTGCTTCGGCATTCACGATTGTATCCGAAGGTGGTGTTGGATATAAGATTATTGAAGATGGTTATGTACAGTTAGTTTCGGTCTTCTGTATTTTCTGTGCTGATGGTATTCTTGCTGAGTCTGGTGGTTACGCTTCGGTTACCAACTCTGCTTCTAACTTTGGTATCTACGCTCTGAGATCTAGTGGTTTCAGAAGAGAAGCATATGAGTTTGACGTTGCTACAATCGGTAATGTTTCTTCTACTCCAACTGGAAGAACTATTCTTTCTATCAGTGGAATTGGAAGAGAACCACTTGAGCACTACGTTGTCAAGATTGATGGTTATGAGAATGTCAATCCAGATATTGAATACTTTGTTGACGTTGTAGAAGGAGTAACAGTTGGTCCTCCTTTCTCTGCTCAAATCACTCTTGAGTCTGGTTCTGGTGGTCCAGCAGAATTTAAAGAAATTTCTACGGGCAATGTAGTATCACTATCATCTCTGGTTGGTGCTACTGTCAGACTACACAGACCATCAATTGTTAACTCTTCTTCCCACACTTGGGAATACGCTGGTTCTGGTACTAACTATAATGCTCTACCTGAAAACGGTGGTGTTAAGATTGAGGCAAACGAGCAAGTCTCCGAGAACTATGGTAGAACATATGTCTCTGGTACTGACGAACTAGGTGACTTCAAGGTTGGTACATTTGCTAGAATTGAGAACAGAACTGGTAACATTACCTTCACGGGTACGGTTACCATCTCGGAAGTTGAATTCTTGAAACTGAAAGGTGGTGACGTTGTTGTTACTGGTTTTGATAATAGCAACACACTGGGCGGTGCTAACGCCACTGATTCCAAACTACCAACTCAAAAGGCAGTTAAGGACTTTATCACAAATAACCTCGGTCCTTTCATCAACAAACCATATTCTACGAACCCAGTTCCTAGAGCACTGGTTGAACTTACCGACTCTGGTAAGATCTCCGAAGATCAAATTCCACCTCTACGTCCTTTCCAGGTTTATACTGTTGCCGACGAGCCAGAACGTCTAGCAATTGAAGGAGCACTTGCTGGCGATATTGCTATTCAAGAAGGTGATCCTGATGCTGATCCACCAATTGACCCAAGCACATATATTCTTAACAACGATAACGATAGTTTATTCCTAGCGTTCCCTGTAGATACCACACTTCAATTTACTATTGGTGACGTTTTCACTGGTAATATTTCTGGCGGTAAAATTCAAGCAACTGAGTATAGACAAGGTGTTGTCTATCAGTTGAATATTACAGATGGTGGTTCTGGTTACATTACACCTCCTCTTGTTACAGTATCTGGTGGTAATCCACAATCAGGTGCTGTTCCCGCGGCAGTAACAACTGAGATCGCTAATGGTCAGGTTGTTATCATGAACATTGAGTTATTCAATGGATATAAGGGTGGTAAAGGATATACAACTCCACCAACTATCACTATTGCTGCCCCAGCTGGTTCTGGTACACAAGCTACTGCTACTGCTCTTATTGAAAGCAGACTCTATGGAGATATTGTTAATAACGTCAAGATTGTTGATACAGATACTATCGAATCTAGTGATCTTCCATCAGAAACAATTAATCTCACTCGTGTAATTAATACTTCTGGTCAAGATGCTCTTAATTGGGTATCTCTATCTTCTGATAGTATTTCTGCTAACCAAATTACTTCGGGTGTTATTTCTACAGCACGTCTGGCATCCAATGCTTCTGGAGAAGAGAGTGCTGCTAACTCATTCACCTTCCTAAGAGGCGATCAGTCTTATCAACCTGCTGTACAAACGATTAAAGGTCCCGAGACTAGATATTTTGCTAAACTAAAGACACAAGCAAATAGTGGTGCTTCTCAGTTAGTATTTGAATCCAACTCAAACTTCATTAAAGGTCATGAAGTTGTACAGATTACTGGTATTCAAGCAGACACCAATATTGATGGTGTACTAACTGAGGCTGGCGAAACTACCGTTACTCTAGATAAGTTCCTTACAGCAACTCTTGCTGCTAATACAGTTCTAGAATTCAATAGAGGTTCTTCTCCTCTAACCTTTGAGTCATCACAGACTCAAGGTGAATTTGTTGAGCAGATTGTTATTCAGAATGGTGGTTCTGGCTTCGATGCTGGTCCATTCTTCAATGTTCCTCTATCTGGTGGTAATGGAACAGGTTTGAGAGTTAACATCATCACAACTGGTGGTGTTGTTACTGATGTCACTATCGTTAATGGTGGTGAAGGATATGGTCAGAACACTTCCCAGCAAAATGTTGACTTTATTGTATCTTCTGCTCCTAGTGAAATTGGACCTGGAGTAGGTTTAGTCTTACTGGCAAAAGTAACCACAGTTCTAAGACAGTACGCTAACGTTGCTGTTGATATTAACAGAGTTACTGATCTAACAACTTCTGGCGATCTATATGGTACTCTTGGTGTTGCTAGATTTAAGAAATCTCAGTTCGAAATTGGTCAATCTGGCAATGGTTCTGTTGATATTAAAACTGGTCCAGATAGTGGACTTGATGCTGATACCCTTGACGGTGCCCAAGGTTCTTTCTATCTAAACTCCAGTAATCAAAGTGCTGGTACTCTCCCTGTTGATAGACTGTCTGGTACATACAATATCAATATCTCTAACCAGTCTGGTAGCACTCTTAGACTAAGAACCTCTACTACTACACCAACAAGTAATCCATCTCCAGATGAGTTTTCTGCTGGTGTCATCGCTGATACTAAGAATAATAATGCTGATAATTTATTTGATGGTGGAACCAGACACATGGTTCTTACCTTCAGAAATGGTGGTACTGACTTTGATGCTACATTTGGTGGTGTAAGACAACTTGCTATTACCGATGGT